TTTAGAAAACAGCTTGCAATAATGGGTTGGAATTTTGTATTTTTTGATTGGGCGTATTTAGTTAAACGTGCTAGACGTTTAGGCATTGATCCTGAAATATGTGCAGAAGACCATAAATTAGATGTTAAAGACCTTAGACCTAAACATAAATTAGTGTTAGATTTAAAAGAAATGTTTGAGAAATGGAGTAAATGGGGTATAGATTTAGAAAATCTAACATTAGATGAAGTCGCTAATAAAGTATTAGGTGTTAAAAAAATTAAATACAATGGAACACTACAAGAATTATATGAAAATGGTTATGGAAAGTATATTTTTTATAATATTGTAGATACTATATTATGTAAATTGATAGATGATAATAAAAAAACATTTTTAACTTTTATGATGATTGCTGCACTTGGAAAAATAGAAAGTATACGTGCTTTTTCACCTGTACATTTTACAGAAACCGTGTTTTGTAGAAATTTCTTGGATGAAAAAAAAGTATTAGTATTATCAGACATTTCTCAAGAGTATAACGAGAAAATAGACGGCGGATTTGTTAAAGAACCCGAAAAAGGAGTTCACTCATTAATTGCAGGTGTTGATTTTGCTTCGTTATATCCAAATATTAAAATTATGCTAAATATTTCACCTGAGTCGTTTTTAGGGTATAAAGATGATTTAATATCTCGTGGTATTGATATATCAGATAAACATGTTTCAATAATAGGTACGGTATTTGATAATAAAGATTCTGTTACTAAAATGCTATTGAAAAATTATTATTCAAAAAGAAAAGAACATAAAAAGAAAATGTTTGAAATAGAAATTGAAATTGATAGATTGACTAAAATTCTTAAACAAAAAGAGAATGCATTACAATCTTCAAATTTGTAAATTGTAACTAATATGTCGGGTTAATATATAAAAACCCATCACATTTTTAAAAATAAAAATAATAATATATGTCAAATGTAAAAGTTATAAAAAGAAATTCTGAAACTGAAGTTCTGAATTACGAAAAAATAAATAAAGTTTTGAAATGGGCTACTGAAAATATATCTTCAGTTTCTGCATCAGACGTTGCAATGAATGCTCAACTTCAATTTTACGATGGAATAACAACTACAGAAATTCATAAAGTACTTATTCAATCAGCTTCTGATATGATTTCTGAAGAAACACCAAATTATCAATATGTTGCATGTAAGTTACTAAATTATCTTTTAAGAAAAGAAATTTTTAATACTTATAATAATTTTCCAAGATTAAAAGATTTTATTTTAAAAAATGTTGAACGTGGTATTTATGATTCTTCGATTTTAGAAAAATACACAGAATATGATATTGATAAAATTGAAACTTTTGTTAAGCACGATAGAGATGAAGAATTAACATACGCTGGATTACAACAGTTAATGGATAAATATATGCTTAAAGATAGAAAAACTGATACTGTATATGAAACTCCTCAATTTATGTATATTATCATATCAATGACTTTATTTGCAAATTTGGAAGGTAAAGATCGCTTAAAGAAAATTAAAACATTTTATGAATTAATATCTACGCATAAAATATCATTACCGACTCCTATTATGGCTGGTGTTAGAACACCATCAAGACAATATTCGTCTTGTGTATTAATAGACGTTGATGATAATTTAGAATCTATATTTAATTCAAATACTGCTGTTGGAAAATATATTTCAAAAAGAGCTGGTATTGGTTTGAATTTTAGAATAAGATCAATTGGTTCTAAAATAAGAAATGGCGAAGCTGTACATACTGGAATTATTCCATTTGTTAAAATGTTTGAAGCTACTGTTAAATCGTGTTCACAAGGTGGTATTCGTGGTGGTGCAGCAACTGCACATTATCCATTTTGGCATAAAGAAATTGAAGATATTGTAGTATTAAAAAATAATAGAGGTAATGAATTAAATAGAGTTCGTAGAATTGATCATTCAATACAATTATGTAGATTATTTTATAATAGATTTGTTAAAAATGAAAATATAACTTTATTTAGTCCTGCTGATGTTCCGGATTTAGTTGAAGCATTTGGTGATAATGATAAATTTGAAAAACTTTATGTTAAATATGAGAATGATAAATCTATAGATAAACTTCAAATATCTGCTAGAAAATTATTAGATTCTATAATACAAGAAAGAATTGAAACTGGTAGAATTTATATAATGAATATAGATAATGCAAATTCGCATTCAGCATTCCTTGAAAAAATATCTATGTCAAATTTATGTCAAGAAATAAATCTTGTCACACACCCATTGAACGACTTAAATGACGATGAAGGAGAAATTGCATTATGTGTATTATCTGCAATTAATTTAGGTCTTATTAATAAATTAACAGACCTTGAAGAAATTTGTGAAATGATAGTTCGTGGATTGGATTATGTAATAGAAAATCAAGAGTATTTGGTTAAAGCTGCAGAGAAAATGTTACAACGTAGAAGCATTGGTGTTGGTGTTACTAATTTTGCATATTGGCTAGTTAAAAATGGTTTATCTTATGATTCTCCGGAATCTTTAGAAAAAGTTGATGAATTATTTGAATATATACAATATTATTTAATAAAAGCGTCTGTTAAACTTGCACAAGAACAAGGTAAATGTGGATATTTTGATAAGACTAAATATTCAAAAGGTATATTACCTATAGATACATACAATAAAAATGTAGATGAATTAGTTAAAAGAGAATATAGTTTAGATTGGGAATCTTTAAGAAAAGACGTAGTCGAATATGGTATGAGAAATTCTACATTAACTGCAATGATGCCTTGTGAATCTAGTTCATTAGTATTATCTGCAACTAATGGTATAGAACCACCAAGAGATACTATAACTATTAAAAAATCAAAAAGTGGTGCACCTCTACCGGTAGTAGTTCCTGAAGTTTCTAAATATAAAAACAAATATAGTTTTGCATATAATTTTGATAATTCTAGCATGAATAATATTGTTGCTGTAATTCAAAAATGGATAGACCAAGGAATATCAGTAAATCATTATTATGACGTTCGTAAATATGAAGGCGGTGAATTACCTATTTCTGTAGTGGCAAAAGATATTTTAGATTTTTATAAATATGGTGGAAAACAACTATATTACGCAAATTCAAAAGATTACAAATCTGACAATTTAAGTGAAATGATTAATTATACTGAAGTCAATGAAGATGATTCTATGCAACAAGACATGCTAGACATTGGATGTGACGGTGGTGCTTGTACAATTTAAATAAAAGGATATAATGAAAACTTTAGTAAACTTAAATAATGAAATAGATTTTACCAAAGAACCTATATTTTTTGGAGAATCTTTAAATATTGAAAGATATGATAAATTTAAATATCCTGCATATTTTGAATTTTTCAAAAAACAATTACAGTCATTTTGGATGCCTGAAGAAATTGATTTATCTAAAGATAGATTAGATTATAAAGGAATGACTGACAATGAAAAATTTATATTTACATCAAATTTAAAATATCAAATATTATTAGATAGTGTACAAAGTCGTGGTATCCATCACTTGTCAGAACATTTATCAAATCCAGAAATTGAAGCATTTATTTCAGTTTGGGCGATGTTTGAAACATTACATTCTTATTCTTATACTTATATTATAAAAAATGTATATTCAAATCCTTCTGAAGTTTTTGATAATATATTAAACGATGAAGAAATAGTTAAAAGAACAGTGTCAGTTACTAAGCATTATGATGAAATGATTAATTCAATGGGTAATACTGAACGTGAACAAAAGAAACAGTTATATTTAACTTTAATGTCTATTAACATTTTAGAAGGTATTCGTTTTTATGTTTCTTTTGCATGTTCATATGCATTTGCACAGAATGGTAAAATGGAAGGAAACTCTAAAATAATATCATTGATTAATAAAGATGAAAATTTACATTTAGGATTTACACAGAAACTTTTAAATGATTTACGTAGTAAAGATGAAGAAGGTTTTATTGATATTGTAAAAGAATGCGAACCTATTGTTATTAAAATGTTTGATGACGCAGCTAAAGAAGAAGTTCAATGGGCCAATTATTTATTTAAAAATGGTTCAATGCTTGGTCTAAATTCTGAAATCTTGCAAAGATATATGATGTATCTTACAAATAAGAGAATGACTGCCCTTAAATTAGAGCCAGTTTTTGAACGAATTAAAAATCCGATTAATTGGATTAATTCTTGGACAAGCTCAAATAGTATACAAAATGCTCCACAAGAAACCGAAATAGATTCCTATAATATAGGATCAGTAAAATCCGATTTATCAGAATCTAAATTTGATGATTATAGTTTTTAAAATAAAGCCGGTTTAATAGCCGGCTTTTTAATATATACATATATTGTATTTATATTTTTATGAAATACTTAAATTATTTAATATTAGAATCTTTAAAACCTACTGAAATACACAAAAAATATTATAGCGACATATATATTGATACTTTTCTTAAAATTAGTACCGCAGATCCAACCAGCATTCCATATTCTAAAGAAAATAAATCTGTTAGTAAAGTTGGTAGATATACAAAGTGGATGCTGAATTTATATAAAAATAAAAAACTTTTATTAGAAGATTTATATAAATTTACTAAAACTTTAAATTTATTTCATAAATTAAATACTCGTGGAATATTAAGAAAAAATAAAATAAATACAGATATTAATTATTATCAAAGTTTACCAGAATTATGGAGCACCATTAAAGAATTTTATAATGAAGAATCCGACGAAGTTATACCTGTAAATAAAAATGAATATACTGTAATTTGGGAAAATTCGAAATGCAAAGTTATTGTTCCACATACTCATAAAGCATCTTGCTATTTTGGTAATAATACAGAATGGTGTACTGCAAATGATGATAATACACATTTTAATAATTATACAGATTCTGGAAATTTGTATATTATTATAGATAAAAATGATATTTCTGTTAAATATCAATTTCATATAGAAGACCAATCGTTTGCAGATGAAAATGATTATATGTTATCATATACCGAAATTTGTGAAGTACTAAAAGATTATGATTTATCTGATGATTTTGCTACTAAAATATTAACGTATAATGATAATAAAAATGATGGTAAATTAAAATTTAATATTTCAAAAATTACATTTGAAAAATATGCCGACAATAATTGGTATTTAAAATTTGTAAAACCGTCAGATTGTTTATCATTATTCGATTATGTTGGATATAATTTTATATTAATGCAAGCATTAAAAGACGATGAAGTTGTTACTTTAATAGATGGATCTTATAAATATGATAAAAGCAATATAGAACTACCAAATTTCGATATTGTTGATTATACAGTATACTCAGAATCTACAGACAAGTTATTAAAATTCTTACAAAATTTAAATGCTGATGCTTTTAAACAAATTGATAATTTACAAATGTATATGGATTTAGATGAAACAAGTATTGATGCTTGGTATATGCTAATAAATGAATTTAAGAGATTGACAAATTCAAAATACGATGTTATATTAGACGATGTTTTGGAATATTTTGAAAATGTGTGTAACAATACAGTAGCAAAAACCATTGAAGATTTTTGTAATTCATACATATTAGATAAAATTGCGGCACACTATAATATAATTGGAAATATCGAATATGATGTAACTCAAAAAATATATTTTGGTAAAATTGATAAATCAAAAATGAGTTTAATCGATATATTTGCAAAATTATTTGCAGAATATGAAGAAGTTGAAGATGATTTTATTATATTTAATCCAGATATATTAAGTATCGAAAATTTAGATATTGAGTATCTAAATAAAAATTTAATTAAAATTTTTAAATAAACTAATTATGCAAAAGATATTATTATTCGAAAATTTCATATTTGAAAGTTTAGCACCCGATGAAATACATAAAAAGTATTATAATGACATCGATATAGATATGTTTGACCAAATTGTTAAAAATGATCCAACGTCAAAAGTAGACACTGAAACTGATATGATACTTAAAGTTGGAAGATATTCAAAATGGATGATTGATTTATTT